TTATCGTCATCAATAAGTGCAGGGAATGAAACGTGATTCCATTTATCTGCTTTTGGTTCTGCTTCTGATTTTATTAATCTACCCGTTAAGTCATCCTCAGCCCAACGGGTCATTACTAAAACAATTGAGCCACCTGGTTGTAAACGTTGTCTTGGTCCAGACAAATACCATTCAAATGTTCTGTCCATAGCTGAGTCGGACAAAGAATCTTGTTCCGTGTGTGGGTCATCGATAATAAGTAAATCCGCCCCTCGTCCTGTGATAGAACCGCCAACCCCCGCTGCATAATATTCGCCACCATGATTTGTCTCCCAACGGCCTTTAGCCTTACTATCTTCTCTCAATCTAACATCACCAAAGATTTGTTTATACTCTGGACTGTCAATTAAGTTTCTGACCTTAGATCCAAATCTAGCAGATAATTCGGCATTATGCGATACCTGCATTAATTTCATTTTAGGATATTTACCAATCATCCATGCAGGAAAATATACTGAAGCAAATTCAGATTTAGTATGTCGAGGTGGCATATTTACAATAAGCCTACCTTTTTTATCTTTAGAAATTTTTGTAAACTCACTAGCTATTATTTGGTGATGGCCCCACTTAGAAGGTTCCTTTTCTTTACGGCAGATAAAATCTGGCCATACTTCTTGAACAAAATATAAGAAGTTATCTTGACATAATTTAATATGTTGTAACCATACTTTTTCGAGCCTCAATCGCAATTGATCGGTGGTTAATAATTTAACTTGCTCTGTCATATTTTTCTTTTGACCTGGGTCCCCTTTTTATACCATAACGTTTAGAGCGATACTACATGTATTTGTCATGCTAAGGTTTACTAATGTTAAGTAACTGTAACACAAAAATCTCAAAAAAAATTTTAAAAAAATATTTTAATTTTTGGATTTCGTTTGGTACCTCTATTGATTGCTGGCCCCGATACAGGGGCCAGCGATAACGGGCCTTAGCCCTGTTGCTGTTGTAAGTATAGCAATCTTGCTCTTATGCTATTCTTAATCTTTTTAATTACGTTATGATATAATTTATCTTGTTCAGTATTTAACTTTAAAACGTGCTTATTCTCATCAGTTGCACTATTAAAAGTAAATATGACTTGAGATGTTAAGGGGCTTATTGGCCCCTTAATCTGTACATCATAACCAAGATATTTAAATGGTATCATTTAAACAATCTCAAAGTTAGTCTCAATTATAATTGAGCTTGAAGGCTTAAGACATTCATTGTAGATGTCTGGGTATTTTTCCTTCAGTTTTTTAGTGTCTACCCTTGCACTCTCACGCTCAATCTTTTTAGCGTTGCCGTTGTAAGTTTTAGTCCCTACTGTAAACGGCTTGAAGATTAAAAGATTTTTTTCTTTAAATCTTTTAATTGCATCTTCTTTCATTAGTCCTATTATTTTTGTTTGTTCTCTAACTAATGATTGACGGCTAGAGTAATCAAAATAAAAAACATTATTCGGTTTTTTAATTGACTCTTGAGCCGTTTTTATTTGGCTTGCTTTTGTCATTGTTATAACCTCCATTTGTTTAGTTATGCATCTTATATATATGGGACTTGATAAGATGTCAATATAATAATTTATTTTTTTTACAGTGTTGCATTTCTGCAACACTGTTCGTGTTTTGTTCTCATATTATAACTAGCATCAATAATATAAATAAAAACGTGTACGGAAAAAACACCATCAACCGGACCAGGAAGGCCAGAAAATTATCCATGAATAAAACCCCCTTCTGTCTGTTTACGTCCAGCCCCTTTAGCAATCAGGCCAATGATCACGCCCCTAGGATCTAAGAATCTCAAGTCATGGCGGTCACCGTCAATTACTTTTTTGCGCTGCCATCGTTTGGGTAACTGGTCCCGAAATACTACGGCAACATTTGCGCCCGCCTTCATTGCTTTTTTACAGTCCGAATCGTTACGGCCTGAGTCTGAAAAGGTCACATGATAGTTTTTAAGCTTGTGATCTAGATGCGAAATCACCTTAGTATAATCATAAAATTGTACGTCTGGATGGAGATCTAAAACGCTCTGACCGTCCAGCATCTTAAACTTATGCCAGGCCAGGTCCGATGTACCGTTTAATCTTACAGCGAATTTATAACCCTGATTCCTTGCCCGCTTTTTTAGCTGCTCAATCTCCGTTGACAATTGATATAAAAACCCGGATCGATTCTTCCAGAAATAATTAGTTTTTTTTATTCTTGCATTCTGGACCGATACCATCTGGCCACGGCCTGAAGTATTTAAACAAGCTGCGGCACATTCCGGGCTAGCTTTAGGACATACATTTTTTAAGCTTAGATCAAACGGGGCCAGGTGAAGGATGGCCGTTTTATACCCGAACGGCTCACCCTTAGCCATCTTAGTCTGACTATAGTAATTTAACAGCATTAGTCTAGTAACGTGTAATATTCATCAGTAAAATACTTCTGAAAAAATTCACGCCCCCGATTCATTGTTTTAGCTGCTTTAAAATCTCCAGAATTATATAGTAACTCTGAGCCCTTTATTACATCCAGTACAGCAACAGCAAAAGCCGGTATAATTGCTTTCATTCCGCTGTATGGATTCTTAACCGTCTCAAGCTCTAAAGCCTTAGCCGGGTCAACATAGATATCAAAAGGTATTTTTATTTTTTTACCTTCAAATTCTATTACTTTATTTTTTTTCATTTTACGCTCCATTTGTTTGTTAACTGTTACATATGGGATAAGCTGGGAGAAGTCAACATATAATTTAAATTTTTTTTATTTACCAGGACCTGGCCCGCTGGTCCAGTGATCATGATCCGGGCAATGTTAATGGTAAATCTAAAAGCGAAAATTCGCCATATGTATTTTCGGAAATACCTGCGTGTGTTAATGCTAAAATGAAAACGAAAAATTTGCCATAAGCAACTTCGGACTTTGTTAATGGAAAACGAAACACGAAACTTGCCATATAGGTTTTCGGAAGTTCCTGCGTGAAGCGTGAGAAATTGTTTATGCGTCTTGGATAATTTTAAAAATGTCAATCAGTTTAGGTTCATCACAAACTAGAACCAAGTGTCTCGGTTCACGAACCACGAATAATTGGAAAGAAGCCAAAGTTTTGGGTTCTTTCTGCGAGAGGCACTCTCGCAAGATAAAAGATTGTCCACCATTTTGAAAATGTTTTAAATGCCAGTTGATTTGATACTTTGAAAGTCCTACTTTGTTGCCTGTATTAGATTTAAGTTCAATCCATTTACTTTTGGCTTTAAATAACCAATAAATGTCTGGAATACCATTAATTGTATTAGATTCTAAACGAAAAATTTGACCTTTTAGATTTAATTTTTTTATGCGTTGCCACAACAAACTTTCTTTTTTTTTCACACAACAAACATATCAACAAAATAATTTTGAGGCAACAATCTAAAATAAAAAACCCCCAACCAACTCTCGCTGATATGTTGGGGGTTTGCAGTCCTTTAGCTTTTAGCATAACTAGTATTACTAAAATACAGGTTCTAGCTTACCTATTGGTCTAGCACCAATTCTATTTACCCTTTGCTTTGGGTTGATAGCCTAATGCTTTAAAGTTATGCCACTCAATACCTGCACCAACTTTTAAAATGTCATTAAGTTGTGAAGTTAAATCATTACTACTTGTTGCTTCCATAATGATATCATCACAAGCCTCTTCAAGACTTAACAATCTTTTTAACTCTTTACCTTGTTCAGTCTTTTGTACTTCTCTTTCAGCATAGCTATCACTCCAAGTCCTACATTGACTTTCACATTTATCAGCAGTGATTTTAGTGTCTTTATCTCTACTTGTAAAATCATAAGATAGAGAGTTATTATATGCCCTTGATGTCCTTGCAGTTTTTTTAAAAAAGGCAGTAGCTTTTCTTACTGCGTTGGTATGGGTTTCTTCTGCGTCTCTCAAATCTTGGATAACTTTTTTAGCTCCAATTTTTTCAATCAGCTTTACGTACCCTTTTTCTGCCATTTCCATCACTAATTGTCTATTCAACAATTTTTGGTCTTCTATTAATGGTTCTAGCTTTTTTCTTACCTTTGACCTTAAATGGTCTTGGGTTCTTACTTGTACTCCACTCATAGTTGCTCCTATTTGTTTGTTAAGTTATAGGTGTAGAGTTGTCTGTGTTAATCCTCTACACCCAGATTGTTTTTTCTTGTGTACACAATAAAAACAACCAAAAATTTTTTAAAGTTCAAAATTAATAGTTTTAATTTCACTACTTGGGTGTCTACTTGTATGATAATCTATTGGGCAAGTATCCAACCATTTTTCAAACTTTTCTAATTTTCTTGATAGTCGTTCTTCCTCTTTTATTTGTTCACTCAAATAAAC